GAAGAACTGATCTACGAAACGGGTTTGACGAATCAGGATATAGCAAACAGAATGCTCGAGCTCGGCATCCTAAGGCAGTTCGACGAGATATTCGCAGACGCAGCCGAGCCCAAGAGCATAGAGGAAATCTATCGCTATGGTTTCAATATCAAGGGCGCAGCAAAGGGGCCAGGCAGCGTCAAGCATGGCCATCAACTTATCAGGCAATATCGTCAATACTGGACGAAGGATTCCGTCAATGGAATCAAGGATCAGAGGAACTTCCGGTATATCGAGGATAAGAACGGCAAGCTCACCGAGAAAACAACTCATTCCTTCAGCCACACCATGGACTCCAGGCGATACGCGGTAGTAGGTAAGCTCGCGCCGCCAGAGCCAGAGGATAAGGAAGATGTGGTTATCTTTGACGCCATGAAGGAGTTCAGCCTAGATAAGATATAGCCTGGCTGGCTTCAAGCGGCGTGCCGGGGCTCTCAGCGCTAGATCAAAGGAGAATTGATGAATAGCAGAACAGCGAAGAAGATCAGGAAGTACAGCAAGCGGAACTTCTTTGAATATGTCGATGCAGTTAGGGGCTGGCCATTCACCAATAGATGGCGGCTCTGCTGGCATATACTATTCAGCCGGAAGCACGAGCCCAAGAAATTACCGAGGTCGAAGGTGCTGAGCCAGCGCAGGGCAGTGCCCTCGCAATAGCGAAACGATATACCGCTACAGGGAGACGATTATGCCGATAATGGAAGAATTCGACGAGATACTGAGAGAAGCAACAACTCAAGTCGAGGATGCCCTGGCGCTCGAAGATCAGGGCTGGCTCAACCTATCGAATATGACTCCCAACGTCATACCGACCGGGGAGCGCATCACCACGGTAAAGGAAGCTCGACTCTATTCGCTGAAAGACCCCCTGGCAAAACGAGCCATTGCGCTGATGACAGACTATTCCTTTGGTTCGGGGATAGCCTGGAGCATGAAGGACGAGCCGGCCAAGAAGATACTCGATACCTTCTGGAATGCCCCGGCGAACAAACCTATGCTCTCCGCTAAGGGGCAGCGCAAATCATCGAACAAACTCCTGGTAGATGGCGAGATATTCTTCGCCCTATTCCTGGGCTCTCAGGGCAACGCCACGATAAGGCGCATCGATCCGCTGGAGATAACAGAGTTCATCACGGACCCGGACGATATCGAGAACGTGCGCTACTACAAGCGGGATTGGGCAGATGTGCAGGGCAGATCGCACACCAATTACTATCGATCATTCGCTAATATAAAGGACGAGGCCTGCGTGGACTCCCTGGGCACTAGCCGGCAAAAGGATGATGACGCACTCGTTTATCATCTGGCCATAAACGATATCGGGCAGCGCGGGAACTCATACCTCCTGCCGGTGATCGAATGGATCAAGCTATATCGCAAGTTCCTCGCATCCAGGGTGGCCGTTATGCTCGCCCTGGCACGGTTCGCCTGGAAGGCCAAGACGAAAGGCGGGCAAACAGCCGTTGACGCAATGAAAGCCAAGTTCCATGAGGAGGAAACGAAGGCGGCCTCTACCATCGTGGAGAATGAAGGAGTGAATATGCAGCCGATCAAGACCGAATCCGGGGCTGCTCAGGCATACCAGGACGGCCGGCAGATCAAGCTACAGGTGGCCGCCGGGACGGGCTGGCCAGAGCAATACTTCGGCGATATCTCGATCGGCAACCTGGCAACCGCTAAGACAGTAGAGCTCCCGGTTCAAAAGATGTGCGAGTCGTATCAAGCAATCTGGCAGGGAGCGTACGATGCTATATTCCAGGCGATCCTCGAACAGGCGAACACCGCAGAGGATAAGCGATACGTCGATATGGACTTCCCGGTGATATCTGACGAGACGGCCGCGGTTATGGCGCAATCAATGAATGTGCTATGCCAGACCTTCCCTCAGTTCGCCGATTCCTCAGACGTGCAACAGCGGGCGCTCATGATCCTCGGGATCCAGAACGCCAACGAGGTGCTGGAGGGCTTAGACAAGGTAATTGAGGGCGATCCTCACGCTGCCCTGGCTAAGGTGCTGAGGAAGCTCCGGGAGAGCCTGAAAAAGGAGAGCGATGGGGCAGGCTGAATGGGCTCTCATAGTGGCGGGGGTGATATTAGTGATCATAGTGATCGTCCTTATCAGGCGGGATAAAGGCAAATGAAACTACTGCAGGAGCTTGACGCAACGATCGCAGCCCTGGATGATAAAATACCGGCGAACCCGAGCTCGCAGAAGAACGAGAAGATCGAGAAGCGGATGGAGCGATCCCTGGCGCAGTATTTCCGTGGGCTGAATGATGCCATCGATATCGATGCGCTGGAGCTAATCTATTACAGGAACGTGAAGCAAGAATGATAACTTCACACATAAGGGGGCAGGCGATAGAGTACGTGAATGGTTGCTGGCGCTATATCGATGATAAAAGCCCTGCTATTGATAACCGCCCCTGTGCAAAGTGTGGGGAAATGCCTACGGTCGAGGGATATGATCCATGCCTCGGGCATATTCCTGGCGCACTATGGGCGTGCTGTGGGCACGGAATAGATTCACGGTATATTGTAATGGGAACAAGCCAATGACGCTGCCGGCCGATATCAACCACTTCCTCGATCCTATTATAAGGGCATTCGAGGACAGCCTGAGTATTAGACTCAATGGCCATCTAGTTACGGCTTATCTCCGGGGCTCGGCCGAGATGCTGGAATGGGGACGAACCGTAACCACCGATATGCCGATATACCACGAGGGGCCACCGATGCGCCAGGCCATGACCTATGCGCAGAAGCGCGCCGCTATGTTGGTTACAAACATCAACCAGGAAACCAGGGAGCAGATGCGGGGCATTATCGAGTACGCCATCAAGAACAAGCGGGGCATCCCTGGATTATCCCGCGACCTGCGGAATCAGATTACCGACATGAGCAAGGTGCGGGCGAGGATGATTGCCAGGACGGAGACGGCGGATGCTCTCGAGAGCGCCTTCATGGATCGAGCTAAGGATTTGAAAGTAACCGGGAAGGAGTGGGTAGTAACCGATCCCTGCCCGATCTGCGAGGAGAACGCAAACGCCGGGGTGATCCCGATCAACAAACCATTCCCCAGCGGGGATATCAGGCCGCCGGCGCATCCGAACTGTCGCTGCGCCCTGGCGCCGGTGATGATTAAGTAACGACGCGGGTAGGACAAACGATTAAGTCGCCAGCCTCATAAACTGGAGGACTCGGTTTGACTCCGGGACCCGCCACCAATCAAACGGAGGTGCTATGCCCTATTCAATAGACGATCCGCCGGCTAAGATAAAGGATATGCCTAGGCACGCTCAGGAAATCTTTATTAGTGCGTTCAATGCTGCCCTCGAACAGTACGAAGGCGACGAGGCCAGGGCAAATCAGGTAGCCTATGCCGCCGTCAAGGCCAAATACAAGCAGGACGCTGAGGGCAAATGGATAGCCAAGGAGGTTACAGTGAAAACAGCAACGAAAGCCAAAGAAGCTATGTCGGATGATGACAAGAGGACTCTGTTGCAATCAGCCCTGGGGCTGAAGTTCCCCAGCGCTGAGGGAGTGATGCCCTCCGGGGTGTGGATCGTGGACGTGTTCGAGACAGAGATAATCTATCGCAATGACGGAGTAGATTATAAGGCCTCGTATGTTATCGATCCCCAGGGGGAGATCACGCTGGGCGAGCCAACGAAGGTTAAACGGCAGACCGTTTATACCCCGATCGAGTCGCTGCAGAAAGTCTACTCAGCGATCATCCAGGAGAAGGGGAAGCGGAACGCGAGCCTGGATGCTGGCCGGCTCAAGAAAATCCTCGAGCTCTGCCAGGAGCTATTATCATCCGAGGGCGAGGACGAGAAGAAGGTAACCGAAGCCATGATCGAGGCAACGGCTGTGCTGGAGTCTCTGCGGGCACAAGAGGCGATGAAGCCAGAGGAGGGTAAACTATACCCCGCGGCTGCCTATGCCTATGTGCCTGACCGCAAAGAGGCCGATGGTTGGCTTCTACGGATGTGGGAGGACCCGGACAAGAAGGTTACTAAGGCACAGTTGGGCAAGATCGCTGCTTCCTTATCTCCCGGCGGCCTGAGTGGCCACAAGGTAAGCATCCCGAAGGAAGCCCTGGCGGCCGTGAAGCGCAAGATCCGGGCAGCGTATCGAATCCTGGAAGTTGAGGACGAGGATATGCCCAAGTGGGTAAAGGAATCAGAATCCCGGAGTCTCTTGACGAACTTCACATCGCTGGAGGAAGCGACGCTCGATTCTAAGGGGATCGCGCGTATTGTGGTGATCGCCCCAGGCTTCGGCAATCCCGTAGATAATCACTACTACCCCGCGGAGACGCTTGCGAGGGATTATCCGATATTCGAAGGCGTCAAGATGTACGCTGATCACCAGACGGAAGAAGAAGAGAAGGAACGCCCCGAAGGGTCGATCCGGCAATGGGTAGCGAGCCTGAAGAACGTTAAATTTGAGGAAGGCGTGGGCATAGTTGGCGATGCCATCATTATCGAGCCCTGGCTGCAACAAAAGCTGGCCGCTTTACGCGATAAGAAACTGCTCAGCGAGATGGGCATTTCTATCCGGGCCGCCGGCGTGGGCACGAAGGACAAGATAGAGGGCAAGGACGCCAACGTTGTCGATCGCATTACTCAGGTACGCTCGGTTGACTTTGTTACCGAAGCCGGCGCCGGGGGAGGCGTCTTACTATATGAGACTGAGAGAGAATTCGATATCGATGTAATCAGTCTAGGCGTTCTCAGGGAACGCCGGCCCGACCTCATTAAGTCGATTGAAACTGAGGTCAAAACTACCATTATGAGGGAGGTACAAAAAACCATGGAAAGCGAAGCAAGAATTACGGAACTGGAGGAGGAGGTAGCGGCTATAACCACCGAAAGGGACACAGCTACGACCGCACTCGCCGAGTCTCAAAAGGCACAGCGGCAAGCCGAGGCCAAGTCGTTGATCGACGAAGCCATAGGCAAATCCGAGTTGCCTGAGAAGGCCAGGGAGAAGTTGGTCGAGCAGTTCAAGGAATCCGAGTCTGCCGATGGCGTCGAGGAAGCTATCCAGGCGGAGAAGGACTATGTGGCTGCCCTCAAGGAAGGGCAGAAGCCCAAGAACCTGGGGCCAACTACGACCGAGCCAGAGAAGTCGAAGGAAGCTCTCCGGGAATCGTTCAAGGCCATGCACCCGGAATATACTGACGAGCAGCTTGACGCTGCCGTTGCAGGGAGGTAGTCATGGTCGGGCCAAGCCAATCAGCAGAAGTAGCGGCAAACTATTACTACGACCCTAACGCAGAGGCCGGGCAAGAAGTCTCCTCGACTTATGAGGGGCGCCATGTGGTCGTGCAAGAGGTCGTACTTATCCACGCGGACCCGGGGGATGGCCTGGTTGATAAAGGCCAGCCCGTAGGCTTTTGGGATGGCGTAGGCATAGCCCTGGAATCGGCGCTCTCCACAGCGGATAACATACCGATCGATACCGAGGGAATATGGCGGCTTTCAGTTGTCGCCACCGCTCAAATATACATTGGGCAGGTGCTATTCATAACTAACCTGGGAGTCGTTACGGATACTCAAGCCGAAGCCTGGGGCGTGATCGGCTATGCCCTGCAGGGTATTGCCGGGGCAGGGACTGCAATCATAGCGGTCAAGGTTCACTGGATGGGAGTACCGTGGAATCTGTTTTGGTGGGATTGGTGGCCACAGTCATAACGAATTAACTAGGAGGTATGTATATGCCTAGAAAAAAGAAGGAAACGACCATGCCCCAGGCCGAGGCTGACAAGGAGTTAGCCGCAGCCAAAGAACGGGATATGGGCCAGAAATCTAATTCACAGGAGGTAAAGTAAAATGCCTGGATTAACAGTAGGCGTTTATACCGGCCAATTAACAGCCGGAACTCAAGTCTCGTCTACCTACGAAGGTAGGCACCTGACAGTTCGCGAGGACGAGCTGATTCACCCATACATAGCGGACGGCTTTGTAACGAAGGGCGATCCCGTTATTGTATGCGATGCCGGAGTCCCGGGGACGTTTGGGAATTTAGTAGGAGTGGCCTTTGTCAGCGGTGAGGCTGCGGCTGATTGGATTCCCATAGATACCGAGGGCATCTGGAATCTACTTGTGTATGCCGAGAATGATATAGGCGATATTGCCATTGAAATCGGCGATCCTCTGTATATCCGCGCAGGATCATTGCCAGGGGCAGCCGACGGGGATGGAACGGGCGACGCTGAGATCAGCAAGATCGTAGATGCCGCCCACCAGGTATTCTTCGGGTATGCCCTGGGCAGTATGGTAGCTGGCGGCTCTGGCCGGATCGCGGTCAAGGTACACGCCGATCCCCACCAACAGCAAGAGGAACGGAAATATCAGACCGTTGTGACAGGCGCATACAGCTACGGCTTCCATGAAACGGCCGTCTTACTAGCCGGCCAGTCAACCGGGCTTCACTACAAGGATTCCCGAGTCGGCGGGCAGCAGGCGGGCGGCATCTACGGCTTTAGTGCGTGGATGGAGCTACAGGCTGATTTCCTGCACCTGGACGATACCCTATTGGTGGCTCTTGAGGGCGGATTCTATGAAGCTACTGCCGATATTGACGACAGTTGGTTCGTTGGGCTGCAGCTTCAGTACATCATAACGGATACGCCGAACAGGATTGACCACTTCAGAGTCAATATAGCGGCAGCCGGGGGATCAGCACATTGCATTATGGCCGCAGCTAATCCTACTTCAGTGGGCTATGTAGCTGCTATTACAGAAGCAGATACGCCTATCGGCTACGTCCCGATGTTTGACATTGTCGGCATCGGGGTATGCTACGTGCGGCTGTATGCAGATACGGACTAAGCAAATACAAATAAAGGAGACAAAATGCGGAAACTCAACCTAAAGAACTACATGGTTACAATCAAAACCCCGGATAAGATGCGGCCGGGGCACGAGATCGATGCTCAATTCCCATACCGCGTCAAGGATTCGATCCTGAATCTAATGTTCATCCCGGCGCTGCAGCTATCCGGTGCTGAACTGGTCAAGCAAAACGTGCTGGCCATGAAGCTGGAGAACTGCAAAGAGGATGAAATCCTATTGGAAGATGAGGAATACAATCGGATCAAAAAGGCGTTCGATACCTTCAAGGGGTTCAACCGCAACGATGTTGAATTGGTAACCCGCATACAGGAGGCCGAAGTGGGGGAGGGCGGAACTAAGTAATTTTCGACGGAGGTTTACAATGCAAGATTTTATGAAGTTAATCGAGGATTGGAAGGGCTTCACGGCTCTATCCGATTTCAAGAGGCCAGAGGGCTACGACGAGAGGCTGAAGGAAACTATCGACTTGCTCGCCAACGCCAATCACCTGGCACCGCATCGCCATGAGTATATGTTGAGGGAGGCGCTGACAACCTCAGACTTTCCTTACCTGTTCGGCGATGTTTTGGACCGGCAGATTCTAGCATCCTATAAGGCTGTCGATCCTGTATGGAAGGCCATTGTGCGCAACAGCACCGTGCCGAGAATCTATCCCCAGGTGGGCGGATATCGGTTCGCCATTACCGGCGGGGATCAATACCTGGCCCGAGTAGGGCAGAAGGGCGAATACCTTGCCTCAGAACGAAGCGAGGAACGCTTCCCTGTCTATGTGTATAAGTATGGCCGGCAGTTCGATATCTCCTGGGAGGCTCTGATCAATGATGACCTCGGAGCACTAAAGGACACCCCTGAGAGATTCGCCCGAGCTGCAACCAGGACTGAGCACCGCCTTATTACAGGGGTTTACGCCGGCGACGTTGGGACTCACACGGCCAATGCCAATCTGTATGAGGTTGGCGTCAACTGTGTCGCAACCGCCCTGACGATTGCCTCCCTGGAAACTGGCGTCGAGGCCATGATCGCCTTCCAGGATGCGAACAGCGAGCCGATAATGAATCGCCCCAAGTTCCTGGTGGTCTGCCCAGCGCTGGAAATGACAGCGCGGCAGATACTAACCTCGACTCACAAGTCCTGGCACTACGGTGGGGACGATGAAGCATTCGCCACAGCGGGTCCTATGCCCACGGCTAATGTTATCTCGCAGTTCGGATTGCAGCTAATTGTTGATCCTTACCTGCCGATCATGGATACCACGAGCGATCAGGAAGCATGGTATCTGTTTGCCGATCCGTCAGACGTAGCAGCCATTGAGGCTGACCGCCTGGCTGGGCACGAAAGGCCGGAGATTTGTATGAAGGCCTCGGATAAGGTCAACATTGGCGGCGGCGAGCTCAGCCCTCTGACGGGCGACTTCGCAACTGACAACGTTTTCTACCGCGTGCGCCTTGTCTTCGGTGCTAACGCCCTCGACTGGAGAGCCACCTATATGGGCGGCTACCAGGGATAAGATAAGAATCAAAGGAGCAGATTATTGACTCCCCGGCCAGGTGGTAGCAAAAGGCGGTTTTGTTCTCCTTTCCCGCCTTCCGCCTGGCCGGAGATACGGAGGCGCACATGGAATTAAAATCTAGTTTCCCGTGGCCCTGGAGCCACGTCACTGAAAGCACTTTGGTACACTCAGCCCC